CGTCCCCAGTCAGGCCGTGAGCGGTTTTGTAGGCGTCAAAGTCCACGATTACGCCATCCATATCCACGAATACTCGCTCGCTCACCCCTGCGCCTCCCTCTCTTTCAGCGCCCGGATTGCAGCGGCGAATACTCGGCCATCTAGCGCGAACAGAAGCCTGTTCTGTTCGTGCAATGGGGCCCTGAACGTCTCCTCATGGTCCGCAACTTTGGACTCCACAGCCTTCGCGCATTCCTCGATCACTGCCGCGCGGATCTTCAGCACGAACTCAGCGAGCGCCTTTCCGTCCATCACTGCGCCTCCCGTGACATGGCTGCTCTGTAGCCGTTCAGGGTGGCAACGCCAGTGCCGCGAGTCGCCCAATCCCAAGTTTCGGCGTGCGCTTCGATGCGCTCCAAGATAGGCAGGTATCGCTGCATCTCACGCAGCAACCTATCCTCCCCCTCTCCGACCCGCGCTGGCGAGGCTGCGAGCCGTTCAGAAATGTACTGGCCCACGTACTCGTCACAGTCCGGTGCGCTGATGCCCGTCTCGTTCTCGTTGAGCCAATTTTCCTCGTGGCGTTCGCACCATTCGTTGCGTGCTTCGCAGACCCAGCAGGCCAGCATGCTCGCGTCAGGCGCTGCGGCGTCGGCCTTGGGCAGAACGTATCGTCGGCCAGTCTCATCAATCCACTCGCCGTGGTGCAGTTCGCTGCGCTCCAGTTTCACGGGCGGGAGGTCGGCGGTGTTCGCTTTCCGCTCTGTCTCGTCGGCCTTGGGCGTGGGGGTGGGTGGGTGCAGATAGACGGCCACTCCCGGTTCTGGCTTCGGCTGATTGACCCATATCACGCCCGTCACGCTCGGGCCCATGCCCTCGAAGTGCGCAACGGTGCCGGCGCGCTCGGCTTTGTTCACTACCACGTCTCCGGGCAGGACTTCGCGGACGTGGATGGCCTTTTCACCCTCGCACATGACTGTCGGGGCACTTTCGTAAATTGCGGAAAACCCCGCTTTGCCGAACAGAAGCCAGAAATCACGCGCCACCCTGCGCGGCTCGGGCGGCTTGCGGAACTTGACGTGCGAGTACGGCGGGTCGAAATGCTCCCAACGCGTTTTTGTCCAGCCGGGCCCGTCATCAAAACTCATGTGCGAGGTCTCACACGGCAGCCCGGCCTTCATGCGGTCGATGGCCTCGTCTTTGGTGATGATGTCGTCGCTCATCGCCCCGTCCTCGCCTTGCTCCGCTGTATCTCCCGGAACAACCCCTCGATGCTTCGCACCAGGCTGATGAGGTAGGCCGTCTCGTTGTCCAGATCGCCTCGCATGGCCTCTACCATCACGTCGGCGCCTTCCTTGCACTGCTGGACGAGGGCGGATTGGTCGGCACGTAGTTCGAGCTTCATGGCTAGAACGGGATCGAGTCGTCCGGGTCGTCGAACCCGCCGTTGTTAACTGGCGCCGGTGCCGGCTTGGGCTTCTCGGCAGGCTTGTCCGAAGCCTTCGCAGGGCCACCCGCGAAGGTGATGTCGATCACCTGGCCCGTCAGCGCGAAGCCTTGCGTCCCGTCTTTCTTCGGGTACGTCCGCACATGCGGATCGTTGAGCGTCACAACGACGGCGGTTCCCTTTGTCAGGTACTGCGCCAGCGCCTCGGCTCGCTTGCCCCAGAGAGCGCCGTCCACCCAGACGGTCGGCTTCTTGCCGTCGTCTCCCTTGCGGCTCAGTTCATAGGCGAGGGCGAGATTCGCCACGGAGTCGTTGCCGACTTTCTTGACCTCGGCGTCTCGTCCGAGGCGCATCAATCCGGTGAGAATGGCCATTACGCGGCCTCCTGCATGGTGGAGAATCGGGCGACGAGGCCCTGGAGTTCGTCTTCGAAAGCCGCGACGGCGCCGGCAAGTTTCGCGATGAAGTCTTCGTCTCGATGGACGCGCTTCACAAACAGCGGCAAGCCTGGCCAATACGAAACGAAGTCAACGAAGGCGCGTCCGCTCACCCACAACTGGCCTTGCAACTGCGCCATGTGCTCATCCGGAACGGCGTTGGCTTCCAAGAGTTCCAACTGCAGCCGCGGGAGCTTCGTCTTGATCTCAAGCAACCCGTCGTTGCCGACCAGCGAGTCAGGCGAAGCCCCGACATTGCCGCGCTTCATGAAGCCGACCGGCATCGGCTTGTTGTCCGACGTGAACGCGTAGAGCTTCCGAGCATCCGGCTCCAGGGCATGGCCGCGTTCGGTGTGCTTGTTGCCGCCCCAGCCTTCGGACGACTGCCCCGTGAGGCGTTCGCCGGCCAAGTCATAGAGGTACTTCCGGCGCGTCTCCGACACCCCTCCGCTTCGGCCCTTCATGAGCAGGCATGCGAAGTTGCTGGCGGTGACGATGCCGGCGCGCGCCTGATGCCACTCTGGCGAGTTCTGCTCGCATTCGATGATCTGGAGGTCGTTCACTTGGCGGTCTCCTTCTTGGCTTTGCGCTTGGACTGGAGGGCGAGCGCGGCGAGGCGGTAGTTCGCGGCCGGCAGCTTCTCCAACGACTCGACGCCCAGGTATTCGAGGAACACCGAACGCTCGGCTTTCACTTCCTCGATCAGACTGTTCAGCGTTTCCAGTTCGCCTTCCGTGATGTACTGCTGAGTCGGGCCGGCGCCCTTGCCGTCGTCATCCTTCACGCCCTTGGTGGCAAGGCCGGTGATAAGCAGCAAGGTGTAGCGCGAGAGGTACGTCGCCGCGCTGCCGATGGCCTGAATGCTGTTCTTGTTGCCGGACTGGTCAGCGCCAGACGAGAGCGTCAGGGACTCACTGTGCCCGGCCATGTGCGTGAGGACGCATGTCACGACGATCTGGCCGTCGGTCTGTTTCACGTCCCAGCGGTGAGATAGGCCGTGCTTAGCCAGCGCCGGTACCACGGCATCGCACACGTCCGAGAGTTCGGCGTGCTTGTAGTCGGTCGTGCCCTTCTGGCTTTCGAAGTGGACGCGCTTGTTCTTCAGGATCTCGATGGGCTCGGCTTTGAATGCCGACATGGCCTCGATGAAGGCATTGCGGGCCTGCTTCGCCTCCCATCGGTCCTGCAGGTCCATGAGCTTCGCGATCTTGTCCAGATCGGCGTTCTGCTCGACGGCGATGCGAACAAGGTCCGCGGGCGTGGTGGTCGCCAGCGCGGTGCGGCGCTGCGGCTGTTCTGGTTCTTCATGCATCTGGGCGACTGCTGACATCGGATCGTTCCTCACTGGTGGGTTGGTTAAGCGGCCTTCTTCATGCCGAAGGTGGACAGCCAGCGTTTTGCGGCTGGCACGCTGATGCGGTAGTGGCTGGCGATGACGTCCGCGATGGCGGCGTCTGTCGGGCGGTTGGCCTCACGGGCGGCCAGGGCTTCGACGTCCTTCGCCTCGCGGTCCTTGCTCTCCTGCTCCGCCTTCTCGGCGGCTTCGCACTTGGCCTGTTCCTGGCGCGCCTTCTCGGCTACGGCTTCCTGCTCACGGCGTTGGCGGTCGATCTCAGCCTGCTGCTTTGCCATCGCCTCGCGCTGCTGCCGCTGCTCCGTCTCGAATGCCTCGCGCTCGACACGCATGCGGGCGGCTTCAGCGTCGCGCTCAGCCTTCGCCCGCGCTTCCTCGGCCTGACGCTCTGCCTTCGCGTCCGCTTCAGCCTTGGCACGCGCTGCGACTTCCTGGCGCTCGCGTTCGGCCTGTTCGGCGCGCAGGCGGTTCAGTTCCTCCCGCTCAGCCTTGAGCCGCGCGGCCTCGGCTTCCGATGTCTCCGCTGCGTCGTGCATCTGGTGGAGACGCTGCAGCGTTTCGCTCTGCGCTGTCTTGGCCAGGTCAACGAACTCGGCGAACTCTTCGCTGGTCGCTTCCCAGTCGGTCAGGACTTCCCAAGCGGTATTGATCGCAGCAGAACCTTTGCCGGCGACCTCATCAGCACGCGCACGCAGGGCGGCGATCTTCTGGTGGATAGTCGCAATGCGGGCTTCCTCAATCCGCTGACGCTCGACGCGCTCTGCTTCCCGGCGGGCTTCGTCGGCGCGGATCTGCTGGTCGATCGGATCTTCCAGGGACGCGATCTCGGCCTCGATGCGCTTCGCCTCGGTGTCGATGCGCTTGGCGTATTCGAGCGCCGGAGCCTTGAGCGTCTTGCGCTTGGCCTCCAGGCCGGTGCGCAGGCCAACGAGTTCCTTGCGAGCCGCGCGGGCCTCCTTGTCGCCCTTCGTGGTCGTCAGGTCATACACGGCGCCGGAATACTTCGTGCGCAACTCGGCCAGCGCCTGTTCGGTCGCGTTGTACTCGACGATCTTGCCGTCAGTGGGGAGTTCCAAAGTCATGTCGTTTCTCAGTTGAGGGCCCGGTCGCAATAGACTTCGGGCTGAAAGCGAATTGATCCGTCCTGACTGATGACCAGCCGATAGCGGGACAGGCTCTTGAAAGCGGCGCGGATGAAGTTCACGACCTTGGTTCTCCGGTGTTTGGCGAGGGCGATGCGCTGGCGGATCGTCTGAGCGGTCATCGGGCCTGCTCCAATACGAGTAGCCGTGCGCGCTGCTGTGCTT